AAAGCATTTTGTGATAGTGGTTTCTTAGCTGGATTAGACTCTGCGTTTTTCCAATCACTGGATCTTATTGCTTCTATCATCCTAGAGTATACAGACTCTTCGGTCAAAAGATCGTTATATCTAAAAACAATAAGTGCAATTCCTTGTTCTTTACACATCTCAACTTTTTTTATGTCTCTTTTTTGAGCTTCTTCAAACTCATATTTAGAATCAAAAAATCTTTCAGTGTAATAGAAGTGTTGTCTTCCATGAAATTCAGCTGCAAGTTTATAACTAGGACAGTATACGTCCAATCTAAGCTTATCTCCCAAATGATGCTCGTTTATTATCTTCTCATTTGGGAGAAGCTTCTTCATTACAGCGGTTAATGCGGACTGACCTCTTGAGCTTTTTTTTCTTTGCTCTTTAATCCAGGTAAGACCTAGCTGTGCTATCTTTTTGTTCAAATCTTTAATTGAAAGATCTACTTCTTTAGCAATTGCTGGTAAAGATAAATCAGATTCTAAAAGTAAATCTACAAGAAAAAGATCATCGTCTTGATCTATCTTTTTTTTCATTTTCTTTTTCTCGTACACTATTGATGTAATTGGTTCTTGCAAAAGAAAATACCTTACCTAGATCTATCATTGACATGTTAAGCTCATTCCAGATCTTATGAGGAAGAGCAGAAGATAACAATGGGCAATCGAATAAGCAGTAGTCAACTTTGCCATCAAATTTAGCTATTGACTCAAATATACTATCTGACTTATCGTAAAAATCATTATAAGGAACACTAATTACCTCCAAAGGAGCTCCTAGTGTTTTGTTGATAATTTTTCTATCATGAAAACTTACTATAATAAATGAACTGTACCTAATGTAGTGATCTACAAATGATTTAAATATAGGCTCATCAGTGCTGTAATACTGCTCTAGCGTAGTAGAGTCATAATAATTATCATCTTTTAATATTGAAGAAAAAGCAGATATATTATCTTCTTCTCCAGAATATATAAAAGCAGGGGGTAGACCTTTCATATAATTCTTATCTACTATGTTAAAAGAGTTTTGAATTGACCTAGTAAAATATTTATTTGGTCTTTTATCTCCACTAATAGAATTCCCCATAGCCATAAGAGCTGATCTTGGAAAGTTAACAAATGCAAATTTTTCTTTGCTATTCATTTTTTCGGTAAGAGCCGTAATTGTTTTAGCGTTGTTTAAAATAATCATTTGTTTTTCCTATATCCCAAAATTACCCCAGTCAATTAAGACTGGGCTTTCATCTATTATTGAATTAATGTGATCTAAATTATGAAAAGCTCCGCCATCTAATGTGGAATATCTATCAAATTTTATTTTCTTGTCTTCATCTTTTATATAACCAAGATGTTTCATTGCAAGACCTGAATCTGTCCAGTAGTTTCTCTGTCTTACCCAATCCACAACATAGCTTGGTTCTGATCCACAAGCTAACTTACGATTTAAGAAACCACCATCTTCTTTATATCTAAATAATCTAGAACTGTTTGTTGGGGTCCATGCTTTATCAACTCTATACTGAGTTTCATTCCACATGTGGTAGAATTTAATGTTAACTACGTCATAAGGAGATACCTTAACTACGTCTTTTAACTCTGCATCTGATACGTGATAAAGCATTTCGTCACAGTCTATAGCAAGAACCCAATCGCCCAACTTAGCAAAGTTACTTAAGTTGCCCCAAGCAAAAGCTCTTAGCTGCCCTTCGTGCTCAACGAACATAGGGTTAGGTGTCTGAAAAACTTCACAGTATTCAGATGCTATCTCCATAGTGTTATCATCAGAGCAATCATCTGTAAATACTATTTTATCTACTTGTGTAGATAGTCTTTCTAAAACTTCTTTAAGAAATCTGTTGGATTCATTTCTTCCAACCATTTGTGCAATAATCATATAACCTCTTTAAATAAAGAGAAGTGGGAGAGTTTTCCCTCCCACTACCCTAGTCAAATACAGAATTAAGCCTCTAGCATATCACGTGCGTCGATTGCAGAGATGCGATCGATTTCCGTGTGCTTGGACAATACTTCGCCTGTGACACCGCGACGACCCATAGAGAGCTTCTCGGCATCTGATTTTGAATTAGCCTTTACTAAGGCAGTGGTTGTAACCTCAAAATACTTGAACTTGTTTTCTGACATTGTATTCCTTTTTCTTGTGGCTTTCGCCTGTTAATATGACGATTTAATTATATCAGTGTTTGTAGAAATAATCAACTAAATATAAAGTGTTATTTTTTAATATTTTTATTCTGGATTAGTAAAATAGTATCCACCATTTTTCCATCTAGCATATTGATCATCGGTTCTATTGAACATCAGTTTTATTGTATCCGATACATTTGGAGCATTTTCAACCGCTGATTCATGAGCAAACATATTGCAATAGTGTCCTATCAAAGATTTACGAGTAAGATCCTCGTTTCTTGGATTTGCTCCTCTATGTATCAGTCTCCCATGCCAGATAATTGCATCGCCTTTTTTGGGAAGAAATGAATATATTTCTTCTAAGTTTCTTTTATCTGCAATCAATTGTATTTTTTCATGATTTGGAACAAGATCTTTGTTTTGGTCAGATGCAAGATGTGTATATTCAGCATCTATATCCCACTTATGAGAACCTGGTATTAATTCAAAAGGACCTGAATCGGGGTGCACGTCTTCCAATGCAACCCATATTCCAATATAGTTTTCTCCAGCAATCGGATTTGCAAGACCTCCTGAATCTTGATGCCAACCCTTTCTTGTCGAAGTTAAATACGGTAGCTCCATATGAAGAGCCACTCCTTTGTCTATAAGCTCTAGACCATTCTGTAGAGATTCGTGACATAATATATCTAAAGACTCAGGATGATCAAGATAATTAGTGTACCCATCCCAAGCTCTTAAAGCTCCCAGTTCATCAGCTTCAATATTCTTCTCCATTACCTGAAGATAACGATCAATGTATTCTTCTTCTACGGCATTTTCTATGACAACAAATCCATTTTGTTCATAAAAATCTTTACTGTATTCAAGTTCCATATATTTTCCTTTCTGTAAATTAAATCGGTTGAAGAATTTTTTTATTCTCTCCAAAGCCATTCTGGGTTTTGCTTGGTCCACTCTACTGTTAACTCTAGGGATCTCTCTAAAGGCATTGGAGCTACCCATCCAGCGTCTGCAAGCTTTGTCCCGTCTAGAGCATAACGAAGATCGTGTCCTGGTCTTGTTGTGTGGAAGTCTTGAAACTCAAACTTAAGCTCTTTACCCCAGTACTTTGCTACGAGTTCTGCCATCTCTAAGTTATTAATTTCTCTCTCACCAACAATATGATACTTGTCTGGTCGATCTGAATCAGGGTAAGAAGTTGCTGGTAAGTTGTTGAGAATATAGACTAAAGCATCGGCTTGGTTTCTTGCGTGCAAGTAAAATCTTGATCCAATGTTTTCAGCAGTACCGTGAATTGTCATTGGTACATCTTTTTCAAGACAATACATAATTTTAGGAATGAACTTTTCAGGGTCTTGGCGCTCACCAATTATGTTCATCGTATTTGTAATAACTACTGGAACTCCAAAAGTTCTCCAATATGATATACATACTGCTTCTTGAGCAGCTTTAGAGCCAGAATATGGATTAGATGGAAGTATTGTATCCCATTCCTTATGAGCGTAGCCCTTTGGTGCTGGGCCATATACTTCATCTGTAGATACTTGAAGAAAAACTTGAGGCTTTATTTTTCTAGCAAGTTCTAGCATATTAACAATTAAGGCAACGTTATTAATAACAAATGGAGCTGGATCTGTAATCGATCTGTCTACATGTGAATCTGAAGCCATTGATATAATATAGTCAATATCTCCTATTTCTTTTATCATTACGTCTGAAAATGGAACAGTTAAATCGTGCGTAACTAATCTAACTCGGTGCTTATTCTCTTCCCAGCATCCGATAGAGGTTATTCTGTCTGTGACACCACGATGACGAAATGAATCAGTTATCACTACATCCCAATCGGTAGTCTTTAGAATATGCTCTAATGTATGGTGTCCAACGAATCCACCAGCTCCTGTTAATAATACTTTCTTATTCATTTTTTTCTTTCTTTCAATTAATTGGATAATGAATAGCTATGTATTCTATAGCTTCTTCAATATTATTTACTATTTTTGTAGCCATATACTTCATGTATGGGCGATCTTTATTCTGGTTAGAACACATAACTATGGTTGGCTGATCATGCATCTTCGCCCAAGCCATCTCATAGTCAGTTCCTATATATGCACGATCTTCCAACATATATTCAACTAAAAGTATATCAGATCTTTTTTGCATAAAGAGATTTTTTTGAACAATCTCTTCCGGAAACATATCGTCATCTTCCGGTATAGACGTTGGGTCAAAAACTTTATAGCCACGTTGTGACAACATAAAAGTAGATTCTTTTCTCCATCCTTTTGCGTAGTCACCAACATAGTCCATAGCACCAGCTAAATAAACAGTAATACTCATACTGGCCAAAAGTATTCTAAATCAACTGGCTCGTCAAAAAACTGAACATAATAATTATAGTCTTTTCTTAGCAGATTTGATCTATGTGATCTATGAAAATCGTCTTGTCCATACCATGGTGGCATAATAACTTCATCCTTTTTCACTTCTTCAAAACGCATGGTATTTTTATACCCGCGATTCATCCACTCTGCTATAGTGTGGTTTTGATATACCTTTAATGCTTCTTCGTAACCAGTCCACATGCGAGTGACTGGATGATTGCGCCAGCCTTTCGTAGGCGTTCTGTCGAGTAATATATTAAGAACTTGAAATGTTTCAACACGTTGTTTTCCTAACCGTCTATAATCCAATACCTGAACTGATTTAACCATATCTGGATATGGCATAAATGTTTGCATTAGCTTTCCTTTTTAAATTCCTGGAATGTTTTATCACCAACACCAAAGTATTCTCTAGCTAAACCAGATTTTACGATAGCTTCGTTTAGACATTCTCCTGCTTCGTTCCATACTCTAGCAAGGATTCTTCCATATTTTTCATTTTTATCAAGAATTGTTTCTATTTTAACTTTTTTACCGGCAGCTGTAATCCATTGGTCGGTAAACTCTTTTGCAGCAAGTCCCATTTTCTTTTCTTCAAGATTTGTAGTACGGCTTTCCGGCGTATTCACGCCATAAAGTCTTACGCTTTTTGGCCCAAACTTTACTTCAAAACCAAGATCAACTACGATCTTAAAGGTGTCTCCATCTACTACTTTAATTACTTCTGCATTGTATAAATATACATTAAATTTTTCTGTCATTTTAATCTCTTTCTATTCCTATATGATCACATGCTTTTCTAAATATTTCTCTACTTATAGGGAAATAGGAATCTGCATGACTGACTCCTTGACCTGGTTTTGGTGTCGATGCGTGCCAACTGTGCCCTATCGAAACACTTCCATCGTAAACTACATTATACCCTAGATGTCTAGCAAAATATGAACACCAAGTTTCCTCATAATAGTGAGGGGTAGGAAGAAATGCCCCAATTGCGTCTGGGTATATTTCTCTATATTTTTCATTATTAGTTAGTGCGTCCCATACTTCTCTTCTAACAAAATAGGCAGATCCTGAAACTGTAACGCACTCTATGCGATCTCTATAAGCGGTATCTTGCGGATCAGGCTCTCTCCATGCTCTATGCTTTGGTTCAGTATTAGTTCCGATAATTCCGGCATGGGTGATATAGCCTTGTTCATCTCTTTGCTTTGGTCCAAGAATATGGATTTCAGGATTCTCATCAAAAATCTGTTGAATCTTATAAACATCTGAGCTTGTCATCCAGATGTCTCCGTTTAGTACAGCTACTATGTCAGAAGATGTTTTACTTGCCATATAGTTTATAGCTGCAGAGTATCCTATATTCTTTCTAAGATAAGTTCTATCTATTTGATATCTTTCTTCATTTTCCCTAAGCCATGGAATAAAGTCATCTGTTGACTCATTATCCATTATTTGAAGAGTCCATACTTTTTCTACTGAGTCTAAATCGGAATGTAACACGTCCAGCATTCTTTGCAGAAGCGGTCTTGTATTATAGTTAACTACACAAAGGTCTATCATTATATTTTTCCTACTGTCATATTAAATGCTTCCGACGGATTGATGCCCATATCTAAATAGCAATTAAATTTTTCATTTGCTGCTGATATTGTTTCTTTTTCAAAGAACTCTATAAGCCTATTACCGTATTGTATGAAATCAGCTTTTGGTTGATCTTGATCATTAAAACTTTTTCTTTTCGACAAGATGAAACAAGCCAACAAAGCAGTAGCAATAGAGGTTACTATTAAATTTTCAGTATTCTTCTTCATATTCCTCCTGAGCTTCACCTGAATGATATGTCTTATTGCACCAATCTTCGATCTGCAATGCTACATCCATCCAAGCCTGTGATTCATCATCGTTCTGACAAGTTACGGACATATCTGAGTATACCTGGATAATATGATTCATTACCTCTATGTCAGCTACAAAAAGAGCTTGACCTGGTACAAGTTTAACACTTACCTTTTTCTTATATGACTGCTTTTTAGTCATCTGTTTTTTTCTTTCTCTTGTTTGTTTTTTCTTCTTCAATAGATGGATCTATAGGATATACGCAAAGATTATCGGTATCTGGCTCAAGTGTAATAAATAAAACTATTTTATCCTGTTCAGAATAACCTTCTGGAGGTGGACTCTCCGCTGCTATTTTCTTTGAAGAACAACCATAGACTTGGCTATGGTTTTTATACATTACTAAATAATTCAGCTTAGATGCTGGCATTATATTCCCATCTCAATAGTGCTTACTCCGGCTTTGTGCAAAAAACTTTCTACATTTTTCCATTGAAAATAACTTTCATCCTTAACATAATATACTTCTTCTATTGTACTATTAGCTACAAGCTTTGCGCAAGAAAAACATGGTGGTCCATTTACATATAACTTTGTAGGTTTAGAACTGTAATCAGAATGTAAAAACGCATTAGCCTCTGCATGTACTGCTATGCAGTTATCGTAATCAGATCCACTTGCAGACATGTCTTGGAATCTAGGACAACCGCCTTCATCGCAGTGTTGAAAACCTCTTGGGCCTCCATTGTAGCCTATTCCGACTATGTGATCGTCTTTGTCCAATAGGACAGCTGCATACTTTTTCTTCCCACATGTCGAGAATATCTTGGCAGCAGAAAAGCAAAGTTCTACGTATTGTCTATCTTTTCTTTTTAGCATAATTACACTAAGGTTAAAGACAGTCCAGCTAATAGTGTTACAGAAAGAATCATTGCTATGACTCTAATTCTTACCTTCTTATCTTCAATTGCTTGAAGTACTATCTGAAGACTTACGCTCCATGAAATTAGAATTGCAAATAAAATTATAAATAATATTTGTTTAAACATTAGATACATCTACCAATCTAGATATTGATACCGGGAATAAAGGCTGCGCCAAAAGATAAATTGCACTGGCATACTTTTGTATTTCTACCTGAGAGTCTTCTGCTAATCTTTGGTTTAAGAATAAGCACACAGACTGTAGACTGCAAGACCACCTATAAGTTACATACATCGAATATGCAGGGAGAAATAATCTAGCCTGTTCTGGAGCAATCCCATATTCCATCGCAAGGTTATATAGGGCTTCACCTTTTTCACAATAAGCAACTAATTCGCTATGCAATAAAGACCCTATGAAAGGATCGGCTAACCCCATAGAACCTTGCTTTTTGTCTTCTGGGGCTAAACGCCATTCATCTGAGTTAGGAATATAGAATTCTGGATCCATAGTTATGTATCTTCTTGAAGATTCATTCCAAGAATCCATAGTGTGATCAGAGCCTACAACATATTTCCAATGTTGTCTGGCAACCATTAGTGGAGCCTTGAACTCGAATGTCATAAAAGCGTGCCTAAACGGTGACATGTGATTTTCTCTAGCTAAATAGTCTAGTAACTTTGCATCTTTTGGAGTCATTGACTCTGCCTCTTTAGCAAAAGAAGCTCTTGCAGCGTTTACTACAGAAAGATCAGAACCCATATAGTCTATTAACTTTACGTATCCATGGTCCAATACCTGTATAGCACTATTATCTTCTATGTCTGATACTAGCTCAGTAGTCATCGTCATCTTCACTTTCTTCTTCATCATCATCATATGTATCGAATTCTAAATCTATACTATTTAAGTCTATCATATCATCGATGAAATCAATAGATAATTTATAAATTGTAGATAACATTTCTTGCATATCATCAGTTAGGTCCACTGGAGACTCGTTGATTATGCAAAGTATTATTGAATTTATTTCTTGACTTAGTTCATTTAAAGCGTTTAATAAAAGTATGTTTTCTTTAATAGAAGAAAATGTTTCTGATTTAACTACAGAATCAAAATCTTCTATATTAGAAAGTTTCATAATTTCAGCAAACGTTTTATTGAAATCATCTTCTTCATTCTTGCCTGACAAGACGATCTCCTAATTTTTAACGTTATCTTTTATTAACTTGATCTCACATGAATCTGTTGTGCAATATGATTCTCCGATAGCATCAGCTGCCATACCGGCGTAGACTCCAGAGAAATCTATTGGGAACAACTTCTTCTCTCCCTCTTCGTGATACTGCTCTTCTGTAATTTGGGTATAAGGCATCTGTGGATAAGTAAAGTTGCCCGAAGGTAAAAACGAAACAGTCTTAAGCTGACCATCATACATATGAAGTACAGTCCCCACATGTTCAGATTCTGTTTCTGGGTCAAAAGAAATAGTTACTGAAACTGAGTTATCAGACCAGTATCTTTGTGCAACTGCAGCTAAAGACATTTTTTCAAAAATTGTTACATCACGTTCAGCACGTCTTGCATCAGACTTGATTGGAAAGTAAACGACAGAAGTTGTATCTGGAGATTCAGCTGCTGGTTCTACCTTATAGTTAGCCATTACAAACAAAGGAAGCATAGGATCATCGTTTGAGAATCTGATTGTTCTATTGAAGTATTTGCCACCTGGGGTCCAGTGAACACCAGGAGATTCTCCAGCCAGAATTGAAACAGTTCCAGAAGGCTTTACTGTCGTCATCTTGATCGACTCGCGAACTCCAAGCCATTCAGAATAGATATTGTCATATCTTTGGACCGTCTTGTAACCTTGATCCATCCATTCTCTGAGAACTGGCATACCGTTAGTGTCGGCAAAGTCTGCAACACCGGACATTGACGCACCGATTCTACGATTTCTCTGCATGATTGCATTTGTCTCTTCCCAGTGAGTTGGAAGAAGAGTTACCGTCTTAGCGTACAGGTATGCAAACTTTAGCGTACGCTTAAAATCTTCGAGAGATTCATGTCTACCTAAGTATGTTTCTACCAAAGTACAGCACTCGTAAGACTCTAGGGACTGTTCTGCGCATGGATTAAATCCAACAACTCTATGGTCTTTATTATTGGCAGGATCGGCTAGACGACCGTATTTACGTGCCATGTCCATCCAGATTACTCCGGGTTCACCATTTCTAGCAATGCCATCAACTATAGGAGTAAGATCTTGGCCAACTGATACTTCGACTGAGTTGTTAGACATCCATCCCCAACCTGGATTTTGAGAATCATAAGAGTTTCTCTCAGGGAACACTTCAGCATTCTTTAAGTTTAAGAAATCTTGATCATCAATTCTTCCAATCAAAAGTTCAGCTGAACGTCTAACATTACCTGACACAACACATACTCCAATAAGATTGCCTATGTCTGCAATATCTCTACGGGTTAGTTTATCTCCACTACGTCCATCAAATATATTTCTAATTGCGTTGTGCAGCTTGATTAGAGGAGCTGGTCCTGAAGCAGTGCCGCCAAATGTTTGGATTGGACTACCTAATGGTCTAATTAATGAGTAGTCAAATTGAATCGTACTCTGCTCTGGTTTAAGGTAAGAGTTAATTAAATCTCCAGTTGCTCTTGCCCAGCTTTCTCTGTCGTCAGCGATAATGTCTGTAGTCACCTTCTCTACTGGCTTATATATAGTGAAGTCTTTATCCGCACCCTTGTCGTCAAAGCCAACTCCAACTCCAAGCATCGAGGCTTCCATGAGGAACATGAATGGTTTAGATGGATTGGCTTTTGACATTTCTGCAGTGCTGACAAATGCACAGTTCTGAAGGGCTGCAGAGTTCTTGTGTACATTGACGATCTTGGTACCCATCATCCATAGTCCACGTCCAGGTGGAGTCCACTTAAGGTTGAATAAACGGTCGAAAGCGTCTTTTGCGCTGGCTTGAGCCTTTACATCATTCCATGGAAGACGACTTGACTTACAATGGTCTTTTTGCAAAGAATACATTCCATTAATTACTCGCTCACAAACATCAGCCCAAGTCTCTTTTGTCCCATCTTCTTTTAATCTAGAATAAGTTCTTAAGAATGTTATTTCACCTACTGAGTTTCCAGCTGCGTCTCTATACCCAAAAGGGGCAATTCTGCTCCTATATCCATCTACGAAATCATCTGTAAGTCTAAAGGAAAACATTGATGCATTTTTAGTTGAAGCAGATGTAATACCTATGGTGTCTTGAGGTGCTGTTATAATTTCCATTTTTCTCCTGTTATTTACTACTTATTAATTTTATATATTTTGGATTCAGTTTTTGTAATTCGAGTTGTTTTATCTTAAGAATTTGATCATATGAGTATACACTATATATCTCTCTCTCGAAGAAGTATCCGCTTCTCCAATTGAGTATTTTATTTAAAGAGTTCTTATGATTAGTAAAGATATTAGAGATTACAGCTCCACCATATATTCTTACTAGATTTTGCAGTTTGGTAGTTATTTCTTTTCTATTAGAATCAGTAATTGCTCCACTATTCTCGGCTTCTGCGTACAGCCAGTTTGAAGCCTGTCTAGTAAGAGGAGAGTAGTCTATTGGATCTATGACTCCAATGTCTAATAGATTTTTTCTATTGTTTTGAATTAAGATATCTTTTTTAACCACATCTTGAAGCAGAGAAAACCAGTCTTTTTCTTTAAGCTGGCCCCATGTTGTGCACCAGAATAAAATCAAATGGACAGGATCTGGTATTGTAGTCTTTTCGTAAGTAGGAAGCAACATTGTGCACGCAATAATTCTTTTGATATCTTCTTTGGAAAGATCCAAGTTTTTATTTTTACTCTCAAGATTTAACCACAACTGATTTATGTGCTTTGACCAATCACTATCACCTATGTACAAATTGAGATATTTTTGAGCAGTGTCTATGGACAATATCCCCTGTTCGGTGACCTTTGTCAATTCCTGTAAAGACATATCCAATCCTCTTTATCTTTGTTAAAAGATGTAAAACTGCTGTATAAAAATTGAATCCCGTCCTAATCTATATAGGACGGGAGTTCAAATGTGTTGTGCCTATAGAGTATACCACAGGCTATGTTGTTTACCTTGTCGGGTTAATGACTTGTTTTATTAAACTTCTTTTTTCTAATATCTTTTTCCAACAACAGATGAACAGTTAATCCTGTCCATATTATTATTGGTATTAAACTCTTTAATGGCTTCTCGGTATTTCTCCAAAATGCTCTAGTCAAGGTTTCTGCCTTCTGTGTTTTTATTGCATAAGCATCATATGCTATGACACTAGCTAGAAGAAAAGCCCATGCAATATTACCAGAAAGTTCATCTCCCTTTTTTAATACTATAGGATTAGAATAGTAATTAGAGAGCTTTTGAAGAGGCGACGCCACGCCACTCTTGAACTTTGTTTTTGCCATAGTTGTTATCATAGCCGGTTGGGATTGCTTGTCCAAATTCTGTTGGGAATACTTTAGCACTTGCTACACCCTGATATTCATCTGGTCTAAAGAGACCAAAAGTAGATGGTGCACCCTGTTCATCAGTTCTTGCAGCGTGACCAGTGTTTGCGAAAGCCTGAGCTGATGCAACACCCTTGAATGTGTACTGACGAACCTTGTAATCGTTTTCTCTCTCTACGTGTCCAAAGGCTGTAGGGAAGGCCTGAGCCCCCGCAAGACCTTTATATTCCATAGGGCGGAATCTAGCACCGTCGTAAGTAGCAGTACCGTCAGGGAAGGTCCCAGCAAGAGGATGGATATAGAGGGTTGATCCGTTAAAGATCTGCGACAAGAATACATCACCGGGGAAGTATCCAGTACCTGGCGTGTGGTTATTGTCTGGGGCACCATCTAAGATATGACTTGTGCCATATAGTGGGTAATATGAATAAGTTCCGGTACCTTTGGATTTTCCTGAAAGAGAGGTGTATGGATTAACCATCTCATTTGTATTTTGACCCTTTAAAACTGGTCTTGGTCCTACGTAAAATGTAGCCATTTCATTCTCCTTATGCGAGTGTCATCGTGTATGTATATAGTAAAATAGGTTTTGTTTTTTTTAATCTTTAATTATACTTAATTATTAGGTCGGAAAGAACGGGTGAAGTTCCGTCACCTAACTGATTTAAAGTTACTTCTACCCAGACAGAAGTCGAACCATTTGGATTCTCTTCTGTGTATATTCCAGAATCCTTGTAAATTATTCTATAGCTGAAAGCAGTTGGGATTAATTCTTCTGGTACGTTATAAATTTTAGGTATAACGTCTGTTACTTCATATATAAGAGTGTCTTGAGGTGCTGTAAATTTAATAATGGTTCTACCCGATGGCATGAAGCTATCTGACCTTATGTCTAGGTCTGAAAGACCGTAGGTATATACGTATTTACCATTTTCTTTAATATAGTTTCTCTGTCTCATATTTATTCTTAAACCAGTTATGTTTACTGGTGGCAAGTAAAAGCCAACGGGACCAGAATTAAGTATTACATCAGATCCAGATATAGACCAACCGCCAGGAGGAATCTTTCCAATAGCTTCACTTACTCCATCATATAATTTGTTAAAGTTAAGAGGCACCCAGGTATCTTTAGGGGTTAAACTAGGGTTTTGAGTAGAGGTGTACTCAATTGAAAGAATGTCAACTCCGAAAATAGGGTAAGGAGTAAGGGCAACAAAATTACTATTATCGTTACCACCATATGAAGTCGGTATTTTAATGTACAAATAGGTCTGAGCATTCAGGCCCATTGCGCTATCGACTATTATGTTTCTCTTCCAGAACTTATCAGAGTTATCTAGAACGGCGTTATAGACAGGTGTTGTATCTATGACTGCACCTGGTTTATCAACGCTTACAAATACATTGTCAACTTTAGTCTCAAAAAAGTTTGGCACTACTTGACCTATAAAACTATTAAAGAACTTGATCTTAGAGTGCGAAGCACCGTCTATCTTTGGAAGAGTGAGTATATTATGTATGTAATCAAAGCTTAAAATATCAGAACTAGAGATTGCAAAATCTGTATTCAACATTGAAACTGGGTCTAATTGAGAGTAATTATATATAGAAAGCTTCTTCTGCCCAGAAGCGGAACTTTCTATTGCGTTTAGCCTATCCTCTATATCCCCAATGGCTTGTGACATAAACAAGTGGTCTTTGAGCACTCTTTCAAAAGCCTGCTTTAGCTTTTGATCCAGGATTCCGGACCTATTGTACAACTGAACCAGGTCCTGGTAGTTTTGCTCTATTTTAAGATTAAAATCAGAACTATTAACTGGACCATTATATTGAGTCGTGTTTTTTTCTGTGTTTGTATACTCTGGCATGATGAGCCTATTGTCTTTCTAACCTGTTGACCCTGTACATAGCTTTGGCTAAGCGAGATGACAGGTAATCCATTGTTTGCACTTCTTTAATTTCCTTATAAGTCGATGCTGTTTTCCATTTTGAATAAAAAGTTAAATCATCGATTAAACCAGAATTTATTGATAAAACCCTAGATCCGGTCTTGTTTTAAGGAGGTAAAAGTATCGTCAGATTCTTTGTCTAAAATTAATTTTACCTTATTAAGTATATCTACATCAATGTTTTCTAGTTCGTTAAATAACCTATAGATGTCTAAGTATATTTGATCTGAAGCTAGGTTTTCCTGATGACTCTTCCTAGGAGATCTATAGTAAGATCTGAACCTTTTAAAAAGAGGTTCTCTTATTTTCAAATTTGTAGTACCATCTGTATATGATGTAGGCATTAAATAAACTCCCAATTACTGTTATTCTATATAGTAACTTATGTTGTGGTTGAAGAGGCATTATTTTGCAATAATGTACTAGTTGTTTCGGCAAATGTTTGTGAGTTTTTAAACTTAATTTTATAAGAATTCAAAACTGGTGTCTCCAAAGGATTTGCTCCTCTTGAAAAATCTGCCCTTAACCTTATTTTGCCAATTGCAGTAGGACTATTGGTAAAATAGAATATTCTAGAATTTGACTTTATGTTCTTCTTGCTGAGGATCTCTTTATTACCAAAAACATTATCTATAGTAAAGACATTATCTGTTGAGGATCTATTGAATCTTAGCTCCAATGGATCGACATAGGTGTAGTACTGGCTATAAACAACTCCATAGTTCAGAATTGAATATGTGTCCATAAGGGAGATGGAACCATTAGCGCTACCTGTAGCGTCTATGGTTACTTTAATTCTGTTAATTCCCTTTTGTAATCTCCACTCTATTGTATCATAGTCTTTGCCTGAGGGAATAGAATGCGCTGTGTCGTTTATATAAATGCCAACATTCCAAGCCTGGGAGGTCTGATCTTCTTTAACAAATCTATGAGATGCAACAATATCATTTGCACAGTATAGTTTAAAGTCTAATATTATACTTACGTTACTTAAATTTGGACCTTGAAAAAATGATGAGTTTGATGATATCTCAAAAGGAGGAAGTGTATAAGACCTTCTTCTATCTAACCCATTTAATATAGAGTTCCACGTGGTTAGTCCATTAACTTCATTGTATATATTTCCAGAGTAAGTCACATAACTTCCCGTAACATAATTCACTCCCTCTAATATATAGGGGCTATAAGGGCTATCGAACTGAGGAATTCTTGCTATTCTATAAATTGGGATACCAGAATATATAGATTGAGTTGGATTCTCTTCATTAATATTAGATGTTTGAGTAGAAAGAGCCAAAGGAATTTTAGCTACATCTTTTCTTTCATCTGTTACAGAATCTAATATTCTTAAAGTATTAACATTAGATCCTTTTAAGTTAACAGTAGAAGAAAAAGAACTATTAACATCAAAAGGCTTAGCTATAGGTATCCAGTTATAGTCTAAGATAGAGACTTCATTACCCTTATCTTCCGCTATATAATAAGTAATTGATCCATTTGCAGCATTTGTTTCTTCGGCTGTTAGAGTTACGGCATCTATAACTAAGTTCTTATTATCCGAAGTAGCTAATGATATTGGCTCTGTTATTAATGACCCAGACTTATCATAATACTGTCCACTAATATTTATATCTCTAATCCCAAATCTATACTTATATTTTTTAGCTGAAGCTGCGTCAACATAATCTGGATCTACTTTTAGTAAAACTAAATCTATTGAAGAAACTGCTCCAGATTTAAAATCAAATGAAAAAGTATCATAATCAAAAGTGGATTTTTTAGACTTTACCTCAGAATTAGTACCATTTGAATAATTAATTTTAGCATATATATCCGTTGGGGAAACCGTATTTAACCTTCCTTCTATCTTTGATACAGAAGTAGTATTAGATATTGGTATATTTATACTAAGGGTTACTAATCCAATCTCATTAAAATCAAAAACTTTATGCCACTCTGTGTTGGACAGTCCGTCGAATACAGAGCCAAAGAAGGATGAATCGTCAAATGGCTTATTAGAATCTACCAATTGCCTATTATATGATAATGTATACCTTGGACTATTTGAAGTAACTATATTTGTTGAAAGCATATCAAATACTGCAGAGTTTAATTTTGGTAAAGTTACTTTTTTATTTATAGTGTCTAAGTAGATCGAAGAAAGATTATAGTCTATATTTTTTCCATTAGAAAAGTTATCAGTTATAGAAGCGTAGAATCCATCAGAATTTTGATTTGAGTAGATATGGTCATCTATTTTAGATTCTAATTCCGCTCTTCTTTTTCTTAAATTATCAATTCTATTGTTTAGTGCATTAATCACATCAAACATTTGTTCTGAATTTTCAAAAATAGAATCATAAAGATTTTCAATATTTAATAGGGAATGCGCCATTCTCTCGTTCATTAAGTCAACATTACTGTATGCCGTAGATCTGAATAGCTCTGGCCTTAAAGGTATCGGGCTTCCTGGCTCGTAATTAGAAAAATATTTAGAAAATAAATCTAGAAGATCTTTTTCTGTTGGCTTATAACCAGCAGCAAAAAAGTTTTTGTAAACTGTATCTAAGAATTTCTTTTTTTGTATGGAACTTATTGTCATACTTGCTCAACCTTTGCAGATAATTTGTATGAGTGTAAAATAGGTGATATATTAGAACTTGTTGGTTTATTGAATTCTATTTTTACTCTTATTTTTCTAATTTCTCTTGGAACTTTAGGATAGTTAAAATATGATACTCCAGGTATTCGGATTGAGCCTTCTACGTTCTCGTTGAAAGACAGTATTTCCGGTATGCCTGAAAATGGATTCTCTATTGGAGAAATTGAAATCCAATTATTGCCATCATCAGTAGATATATAATACCTTATGTTGTTAATGTCACCAATTGTAGTGCTACCGGTAACTTTATTTGAAGTTTCTGAACTTATCATTAATTTTTTTAGATTATATGGAAATTCAAAAGACTTTGAAACTATTTCACCTACATTTGAATATATGTTGTAATGTGGTTGAATAGAGTTGATCGATATAGTCCATTTCTTTGCATTGTAAAGCTCGTATTGTTTTTCTAGATTTACATCTTTAGTAAATCTTTGATCTCTGATGTCTAACGTGACTTCTTCTGGCACCATATTTAAAAAGTTGATTGCCTGTAGCGCATTTGTAACAAATCCACTCTTTATATATGTTATCTTAGTTTCTGCTGATGTAATGCTGTCGTATCTTTCGGCATTGGCGATCGACAGTGTTGGTATGTATCTAGTGTCGACTTGAGCTAATGCAGGGTTTAGATAGCTTCCTACTACAGGTTTTCCGTTTATTTGACTTAAACCCTTACCTTGAAAATAAACATCAAATGTATTTGGAGTTGCCCATGCTTGTCCTGGAGTTGGTGTTGCGTGATTTATATATTGGCTATATTTGATAACGTGTTTGGTCAAATATTCATGAGGAAGTACCGCACTTACCCTAACCATTTTTGTAGATTCATTTGTATTTAATTTAAACTGATTGGGTGTTTTAATTCCAGGTATTAGCTCAGACACATTGTATGAAACTTGTTCATATCCAGTTGATGCTAAAATTTCTGGATTAAACCTACTTTGATTTCTAAACTCTATGGCAGTGGTAGTAGAAGGTTTCCAGTATAAGTGCTTTACCTTTACATTATTATAGAATTTCTGTTTAAAGTAAACTTTTATAAACTTTGTTTTAATCTCTGGAAAATCAATAACGCATTGTTCATAATTGTAATTCTTCATTGATTCTATGGTTTGAGGAACAATGGTATTCCCTATAAAAATTGAACTAGAAATTAAATCTACTACCTCATTAGTATCTGAATTTACTGCAATTACTTTGTATATTTCTACTTCTGGATATATCATGTCTGCCTGACCGAAAAATGGAACTACTGTTAAGGAATTCATTTTTTGCGAACGTTCAGATTCAAGAATTAAAGTCAAATTTAAAGATTGGTCTAAGCCATGATTCGCCCAAGAAGAATACTGAGTTACATCTTGATTATTTATTTTTGTTTGTTTAGAATAAAAAAATTCAAACTCTTTAGCTCCGCGTGATGCTCTTTCGCTTGTTGGTATATTTATAGCTTCATACTCAAAGTATGTATCTGGTATGTCGTCTATTATGTTTCCTATTAGACCAACTCTAGGGTCTTTTTCAAAATAGTATTTTGTATTAGTATCTACATTTTGAGTATCAAAGACAGCATGGTTGTTACCTATCAGTCCATTTGAGTCTTCCTGGTCAATTGATATAGTGCTGACTAACCAAGGTATGGTATTGATTATTGGGAGTTTTGCTGATCCGTCTTTGACAAGAGCCATTCTATTTGATTTAATTTTATTAATATCTATAAAATCTAGATTGTCAAAAGAATCGCCCATATAGTAGAGATCATTACCAGGGCTATTTGAGTACATTTGGAGTATGGATACTTTAGACTTGATTCTATTAGTAAAACTTATTTCCTTATCTATTTCTGTATTAAAAAGATTATAGGTGCTTACAATCTGCGCACTCTGATAGTCAAGCTGCTTAGCTATTATATTTAGGTCTGAGGCTACACTATTTACGAATTCGTTAAACTTAGAAGATACAGATGGTTCTCCGCTTTATATATGGGTCATATTTAGATATCTGCAATCCAGAATATCTATCGATATCTGATATAAGCTTATTGTACTGTTCTGACATTTCTTGATATGTAGAAAATTCATTTTTGTCATACTTAGACAAAAAAGACTGAATATTCTTAACCAATTGATCATAGAATACCGTATTAAAAGATAATTGAGCCATATTATAATCCTAACATTTTTTCAGAAAATGAATCTAAGTTATTTAATTTCATTTTTACAATAACATTATCTACTGATCCAGGTGAAGATAAGTTATTATAATTATTTCTAATTATCAATTTAAATCTTATTTTATTGTTAATATAATTATATATAACATTAAAAGGTTGAAGAATTTGTTTATTAAAAATAATATTTTTTCCATTTTGATAAAACAATACTTCACTTGTTTCGTAAAATGAAGTTTTTTCAAAGTTTCCTTTTACATAATTTGTCAAGTTTACAGCATACGATCCATCAGATAACTTTACCTTTATAGGGCTGTACGAATTATTGTTTAAAGAATTTATAGTGCCCATTCCGGAGGTGTACGATGCAGTTGAGTACTGATCGTAATCTATATATGGTAATTGATCTATTGTAACAGAATTATTGGAGTCTGTTTTTACAAAATACTGACCTTGAGATACACCTGAAGACATAGTTGATATTGGAGTATCTGAATATAGTAATGATATATCTATGTAGTTTTGAGAATAATTACTATCATCGAAATCATATTCAGAAACGTAGATATTATTTTCATTAAAATTAGGTATAAATATAGAAGAATTAGACACGTTCACAGAATACTGATTAGGGTTTAATAAAATTCCATTTTCATACACTCGTAAAGAGATTGACTTAGGATGAAATCTCAATACGGCAGTTTTGCTTGTCTTGTTAACAAATAGTACTTCCGAAGATATTTTATCTGCATCATAGGGTATTATTGGTATCCAGTCATTTTCTTGAATTGGATTTTCTTTAACAGAAAAAG